GCATATAACTTATATAACTCACTACCATTAGTATTTGATGCTTTTGCTTGCCCTGTTGCAACCGTTGTAATTACAAATAGCGCGGCCCAAATAGTGAAGTGTCGCAGGCGAGCTATCCGCGGTTGCGGCTCGCTATAGCGACTGGAGCGTAGCACCCCTGTCAAATAGGTTGTCCAATATCGCTTCATAGGTTGTTCACCTGTAACCTCACAACACCCAACGCCCCACAGCCTAAACACTCTAAGACATGAATATCAGGCGGTAGGTTGTCGGTGACCTGGACTATCTTGTGGTCTGTCTTGGCCTTACATACCCGGCACTCAACTAAGTGCATCGCCGTGGACACTAGCTCGTAGGTTTTCAATAGGGAATAGATCATCTTGAGTTACCCAGAAGTTACCCTGCCTAGCGTTTAGGTAGCGTGAGGTTCTAGCCATCGCCACAGGTATCCAGCCAGCCAGGCGATAGCAAGGGCTATGCCCGGTAACTAGGATTACAACGTCTTGTGCTCGATCGGTTGCATTAATGATGGCGCAGCCGTTCTCGTACTTAGTCCATTTGACCTCGATGCGGCTGCCGACATCTGCCTGCCCCTTGTAAGTGTTTAACGTAGCCCGAAAGTTACGTATACCGAAATACTGCGCTACAGCCATCTCGGATGCCACAGCCTCGGCGTGCTCAGCTATAAACTCATGCAGACTTATAGCCTTGTTAAACCTACCTGCATGATCTGGCCTCGATGCTCTGGCCAGTACACGCGCTAGGCCTATCTCATGCGCCTCGATTTCTTGGGCGTAATCCAATATGACCTTATGCATTTGCACACGCCAAACATATCCATAGCTTGTCATCTATATATTTGCCATCGATCTTGCACGCAAAATGCTCGCCCTTGTCACACCACTCAATTAGCGGCGGTGTTACCTGGTCGCGTATCTCGGTGCCATCCATCTGTATCGTTAAACGATTACCTGTTTTAAGGTTGATCATCTCAAAATCGCCGCTCATTTACTTCTCCCAACGTGGTGCGCATTGTGGCTTTGCTTTTGATGGACATACCCATCCCTTGTATTTGTTCCCCGTTTTCGAGCTGATGCCTTCTTTGTAGACCATGCGGCCATGCTCACAGGTCTGGGCTTCATCGGTGATAACACCACCTAACGCGCCTTTAATTAAATCCAGCCCGGTAGCTAATGGCTCTGCCGTGCCTTCGGGATGTACTACCCACGGATCAACCTCAGGTGCAGGTGCATCTTGCACAACCTGCGCCATAGTCTCGGCAGTACTTCTATGCTCGCCTGGAGATAAAAGGCTGATACACCTTCCATAAGCACTAGAAATCGTATCTTCTACCATCCAGCGCTTCATATTTTGGTTGTAAAACGCTTGATTACCGTAGGCCAAATCGGTTGCTGACGGCGATACATCCTCGTATTCACGATATGCCCTAGCTTCGATCAGGATGTAACCCTTTTCAAGATCAACCTGGATGATGCTATGTTCTAATCTGCCCGTTGGAAATTCTGCGCGGAAGCGGGCGATGCGCTGCATGACTGTCTCGTATTCGGCTAGGTTAAACATTTAGCACCTGCATCTCTGCCTCTACGGCTGCTTGCATTTGATCTGCTAGTGACCAATGAATAAACCCGCCTTTACCATCTGGCCATGTCTCAGCTTGGCGTTTGTGGTAATTGCAGTAGGCACGTGTAGCGCCCTTTGACTTGATGGTGACTGAGACTGTAATTATCGTGGCAATAGGCACACACTTTTCGCTGAAGCTCCAGGTCTGGGTCTTGGTGTCAAAATTGCCAAACTCTGCTTTACAGTCGGTGCAATATGTACCAGTAGGTGCAGCCTTAATCATTTGCTAACCGCCTCACGTGCGCGGCGCTCACCGATGCGGATGCCTACTGCTCGCCCGGCTTTGTGTCCATCCTTACGGCCTGCAGCTACTCCTAAGCTGTAAAAGATTACTGCCGTACCTAGCATGGAGAATAAAATCCATGCCATCATTTGTTCGTTTAACATAGTGTGATCCCTTGATAATCAGGTAGCCCTTTACCACCTTTTGTAAAAGGGTAAAGCGCCCTACCGACATAATCAAGTACTCGGCGTATTTGGCGGCGTGTCGTGTGGGTCTTTAGGCTTGGACTTTAGGCCGTTGCCTGCGAGCACACCGCCTAAGCTGCCAGTCAAAAATATCGTTAGCGTTGTAAGCAGGTCGATAAACGCTCGATCGTTAGGCGCTTGATTTGAAATAGGCTGAGTTACAAATATTAGCGCGTACAGCATCCCAAATACACTAAAGGCAAATACCAGGGCAAGCGTGCAGCCAATAAACACGATAAGCCTGGCATGTAGCTGCTCAGGCGTTAGGCGCTTCATATACGTCTTTTGGGAGTAAGTCTTTGGTGCATGTACCCACCACTTCGCAGGCAGGTGGCTGGCACTTAGCTTCGCCCCAGTTTTCGTATTCTTGGCACTCATACCTTACCCATCCCTGATAGCTGCACCCTGATAGGAACAGTAGCAAGGCCACCGCCCCTACCAGTCTGCGCATTACTTCTTGCCTACACCAAACTCTTTTGCTTTTGGGTCGATCGCTTTTAATACCGGGCCGATTAGGGCTGCGATAAACGCGTTCGCCAGCGTGCGTGGATCAGTAACACCTGCCATGTATAACGCTGCAACGGCTGCCGCAGCTGCTCGGCCATAACTTAGTGCCATCGCTTTTAGTTGTGCTTGCATTTGTATCTCCTAAGCGCCCTTAGTTGATCTGACGTAGCACGAACAGGGTAGCCGTGCCGCTTGATGTCATGGCATATAGCGCGCTGTGATCGCCCACCATGAGCGTTAATTTGTCACCGTTATCTAAACGATAGCCATTTGCAAGGCTAAGGTCAGCACCGCCAATATATAGCGCGCCGCTGGCGCTGTGTAGGTAAGCCATTTGATCGCCTATCTCCTCAGGCACAACTATCTGCGCGCTAGTGGTGACGGTAAATTGTGCCGATTTAGGCATTTGATAACCCCAATTTCTTAGCTAGTGCTATGGCTTTCTCCTTGCTTATTGACACCTCGAAGTGCATCTCATCCTTACGGTTACGGTAATCGCCGCCCCAGGTTAAGCCGTACTTCTTGGCTAGCGCTCGGATCATCGGCACCTTTTCTAATGGAAAAGTACCTACCTTGCCTAATGGGTGCTGTGTGGCATTTAAGTCGATGGCTGTACCTGAGCTGTGGCAGCTGAGTTTGTTGGTGGTGCCGCGTACCATGCGATAGCAGTAAGCCCAGTCATCTAACTTGCCTTCATCGATCGGCTCAATAAGTTCATGGAATTCTGCAGCAAATGCAGCTAGTAATTCACCTGCACCTGCAGCGCATCTAATTTTTAGGTTAGTGCCTTTTACCGGGTAAGGCTGTACTCCTATTGCCGCTTGATCTTTACTAGCAGGCCAGCCGTTATAACTAATCTCGCTCATTAAATACCGAGTGCCGCTTTCAAGTCATCTACGCTAAGTCCAACCGATTGCAATTTTTCTGCCACGGTTAGTTCATGTGCAACTGTTGTGCCGTTGTGATTTGCCACAACTGCTTCGGCTTTGTTGTCTGTAGTTTCAAGAGTGATCGTGTTATCGCCGTTATCTTGAACGCGATTAACTTCAATTCCAGTGGCAGCAAGTTCAGCAATTAGTTCAGCGCCGTTGAGGTTTTCTGGTTTTGGATAAGTTGTCATTTAAGCTCCTAAGTAAAGTGCGCCGAATTGAACATCAGCAGCGCCGCCGTAGAAGGTTAGGCTGCCGCCAGAATTTTGGTAAGTGTTGACTTCGATGTAATCACCATCTGTTAAAACTGCTGCGCCCACAGGATTTAAACCCATGTTATTTGCTGACGAAGCTGAGTCATTGCCCACGCGGCTTGGTGTACCTGTTCGACCGTTTACCAAAATTTCTAATTGACGATAGCCTGTTGTGTTATTTGCATAAGAACCCCAAGCGAAAACGTAATATTTACCGGCTTTGCCCGCTGGAATGGTTATGCGACCAGTATTTGTTACAGTAGAATGAAAGCCGTCTGTATCCAAGATTTCAGTATTAAATGTCAAAATCGTATCGGTAGCGTTTGAAATTGTGTAGTTGCTTGTGTTGTAAAGAATGCAACCAATCGCCGTTCCGCCTGATGGTGTTGCCCATGAAGGGATGCCACCTGATACTGTCAACACTTGACCAGTTGAACCAATACCTAAACGTGCAGGCGTTGATCCACTTGATGAGTAAATTGTGTCGCCTGTTGTAGTCATAGGGTTAGTCATGCCAGTAGTATCTAAGTTAGCCCACGCACTACCCGTGTAATAAGTAGTTACATTTGTATCTTTTAAAAAGGCAAAATTGCCTTCTTGTGGCGATGTTACGGCTGCATCTCTAGCGGCTGCGCTAGCAAATACCCAGATGCCTTGCATAAGGTAGCCATCTACATCGCCAGCCGTTAGCACTTCACCTGTCGTGAAATCCTTAAATCCTAGTGGTGCTGCCATTTCTATCTCCTTAGTAACTCAAGCTGCTAGTGTCTAAAATTGCGTACTCGGTGCTGTTTAAAATAAATGCGTCAATAATTGGCTCTAGCGTAGTGAATTTTACCTGCCATTTATTCGGTCTAATAGTCATAGCCACGCCAAATATCTGCAAGGTTTTAACCAGGCTGGATGATCCAGGCTGGCTAGTGGTTACGGTTATTGGGTCAAAAAAATCTAGGCTAAGGGCAGCTACTATGCCTGAGTCGTAGTTTTCTGTGTATAAATCAAGGGTTAGCGCATCGCATCGTACGGTAGTCTCGGCGCGGGATGCGCAATAGGCCTGCGCGTAGTCAAGTGCCACCGCATCGGTCTGCATGAGCAAATTGGTCTGCGTATAGCTGTGTAAAAAGTACTTAGCGATGCTGGAAGCGTTGGTAGCGGTTTGGGTCGTACCGCCTGTTCTTGTGATATTTGCTTGGTTATATACGAGCACGTCATTTAGCACCCATTGGGCATCGAAGTATTTAATATCGCCGCCTGTATCGGTAAAGACTGTAGGGGTAGCGCCTATGCTGCTAGATGTTAGTGCTCGATCTTGAAATACAAATGAGCCTGTGGCATCTACATAAAATGCGCCGTACTCGCTTGTGCTTACGGTCTGGCAAGCGGCTAAGGCTGTGCGTTGTGTGCCTGGATCGGCTTGCATTGTGGTCAGCCCGGCATCTACGTCACGCATTGATGCTGGCCAAGACACCTCATCGAGCAAATTATTTATACGAGCACCGCTTAACTGCCCTGCCGATGTACCAGCCACGGTAGTTATCTGTGCGTTTTGCAAAAGTCTAAACGCATCTACAGCTGTGATGGTCGTATAAACCACATCCACGCCAGCCTCTTGTGGTGTTAGGGTGTCGTAACCTGTGATAAATCCGCTAAATATCGGGTAAGTAATACCTAGATGCGTTGCGGTAATTTGTAATTTACGCATCGGATCAAGCAAGCCGTAGTAAGGCCCTGCCGTATTCATAGGGTTAAAATCGCCGTTTTGATCGACTATGCGTAGGGTGCACGTGCCTGTCTGAAATTGGTCAGCCTCAGCATTACGGCCTCGGCGTGTAGTTATGCCATCGACCTGGCTAGATACATCAACAACGAGCGCGGCGCTATCTGCTAAAACGTTAGTGCCAATTATGCCCTGGCCGATAATCATGGCTTGTGCCGTGCTCGGCCCGGTGCCAAAATTTATGAACGCATTTACCGTAGGTACTGGCATTACAACGCCCCTGCAAATGAAAGGTTATCGCCCATGCGGTTTAACTTCTGGATCACGCGCTGCATAGTTTCGGTTAGCGCATCCTCGGTGCCAAGCGGTGTGCTTATTGAAAAGTTATTTACGGTAGGCGGTGAGTAGGTAAAGGATGGGCTGCTAGGTGTATAGCCGTAATTTATTGGCGCGTTTTCATCGCCGCCATTACTCATGCCAGATGGTAGATCAGGCACGCTACCTGCCCCATAAACAAACGATGGAGCAGCCTTTGTGTAGTTGTAGGCACCGCTGGCATTACCTACCGCCGCTAGCCCTGCAGCGGCTCTAGCTGCCTGCTCGGCTAAATGCTTCATATTATCGGCAGCTGCCTGCTCGGCTTTAGTCTTTTCGGCGTTGGCCTTGTCTAATTCAGACATGCGTTTGGCGGCGCTATTGGCATCCTCATCCATGATGGTTAGCAAGCTCTTAATGCGTGCTTTTTCAGCGTCATCTTTTGAGTTGGCTAGGGCTGTCTCCAGGTTAATCCGACCAATATCAAACTTCTTTTTTAAGGCATCTAGCTCGGCTTGTTTTTTCTTTTCTGCTAATTCTGCAGCTGCTAGCCTTTTCTTTTCATTTTCTATAGTGTTTTGTTTTTTGATCGTATTTACTAACTTGGCACGCTCTGCCGTTTCGGCTGTAAAATACATCGAAGTAGCGCTGTATTCGGCTGTAGTTGCCGGGTTTGCTTTGTTTTTGTTACCAAACCAACCTAAGGCCTTAATAAGCAAATTGATAGGTGAATTGCCTTGTGCCTTACCAAGTAGCGTACCCAGCGGACTATCAGCGATGCTCTTAGTCAATTCGGCAAATCCAACTATCGCATCTGCTATTGATGTCGCAAAATCTTCCATAGCCGTAGTGGCCGACTCAATACTGTCATCTTTACTAAATACCTTTAAAGCATCAAGTATGCCTTTACCGATCGTTTCCTGAACATTGGCGCTAGATACTGCAAGGGCATCCATCTGGCCTGCGTAGGTCTTTGTCGCAGCTAGTGCCTGGCCTTTAAACTTGGCAGATAACGCCGCGGTGATCTTGTCCATGTCACCTGTAGCTAATAAGGCTTTATCTAAACCTGCGCCAAGCCGACTCAAGGCTGTGGTATTGCCTGCATATCCTCTTGAAAGGGC